ATGCAACCACATTCACTAATTACGAAGAGCTCACCAAAGAGCAAGTAGTTGGTTGGTTAGAGAGCGTGTTAGATGTATCTCAGCTAAAAGAGAACTTAGAGGAGCAGATAAACCTACAAGCTAATCCTACTCACGCACTTCTTGCACCACCATTTGTAAATTAGGAATATAATCCTTAAATTTGTTTATGAAATTTCACGTAATCACTCGTTGTACACGAGTTGAAAACCTATTAACTATTGCAGACTCTGTATATAAAGAAGGAGTTGATGTAACTTGGCACGTAGTATTTGATACGAGTGTAGTTAAGGATATAGAGATAGCACTACTCGGTGAGCTCTACAACGCAGGAGCATTCCTACATTTCAAGCAAGGCTCACCAGGAACATATATGTACCCTGAGATCAATGAGCTTGTTAAACAATTACCAGAAGAAGATTACGTTACACTGATAGATGATGATAACATCATACATCCTGACTACTATGCGGAAATTATATCTGAAATAGAAGAATGTGCTGAGACTTCTGTATTTTGTTATAATCAGTTAATAACATTAGACAACCCTACTTATAGACAAGCATCTCCAAGCAATACAATAATTGGAGGTATTGACTTAGCTCAGTATACAGTAAAGGCAAGTACATTTGGTTTATGTGAGTTTGGTGCAGGATATTGTGGTGATGGTGAGTTTATACAAGCTCTCCATAGTTTAGTGACATTTACATTTATAGACAAAACACTTTGTTACTATAACTACCTACAACAAGTAACACCAAAAAAGAGCTCGGCTCCTAAAATATTATATATTGGAGAGGGTAAGCCCGAATTAAAATCAAGTGTACATTTAGGTTACGAAGACACATCGCTCAACGTGTATTACAATGAAACCGTAGGAGATGTAGACCCTGATGCTATTATTACTATAGGTGGATCATTTGATGATCAGTGGGGATTGATGTATGCTCCACTAGATATCAGAAGGAGATGGGTGCATTTCGAAGAAAAACCAAATGATCTAGGAGAGATAGCTTACAATGTAGCCATGAACTACATTCTAGACACACCGGTACCAAAAGTATCTTTCTTCACACCTGCATATAATACACCACTAGATAGATTATGGAGATTATATAATTCTATACGAAATCAAACATCTAGCGAATGGGAATGGGTTATTGTAAATGATTCGCCAAAGAACAGAAAACTAGCAGATAAGCTAGAATCCTTTGCTAAATACGATCCACGAGTAAAGGTATTTACATTTGATAAGCCTAGTGGTGGCATGATTGGTGATGTTAAGTATAAGGCTGCATCACTATGCCGAGCAGATATTTTAGCCGAGGTTGATCACGATGACGAACTTATGCCTAAATGCTGTGAGTATTTAATAGAGGCTTCAGAAGCTCGCCCTGAATGTGGATTCTTTTACACTAATTGCAGAGAGATAGATGAAAACGGTAATATACTTAGATACCCAGATGGATTTGCATTTGGATACGGAGGATATAATGAAGAAGGAGATAGTATCTGCGTTGGCATAAACCCTAAAACCATTCGCCATATCGTAGGCGTACCTAACCATATCAGGGCTTGGAGAAAAGATGTATACCATGAAGTTGGTGGACATAATAGAAGACTATCGATAGCAGATGATTATGAGCTCATCGTAAGAACGTTCTTTAAAACAAGATTCTGCCACATAGTCGCACTTGGATATATTCAATACATATATAATAACGAGACCGGTCAGAATACGCACGATGCTACGCGAGGAGATATACAGAGAAGAGTTAGAAGTATCATGCTACACTACAACCACGAGATCTCTAAAAGATTTTATTATCTAGGAGTTCACGATTGGGCGTATAGAGAAAACCCTAATTATCCATTGTTAACAACTAGTCGGTTTGGCAAAAAAGAAAAGTCGGTAAACTTAAAGTACACACCAAAAGGTTAACTTTTTTTCATTATTTTTGTAACATAATTCAAAATATGAAATGAACTCAGAATTTTTAATACAAGCCTTATTACTCGTATTTACTAACGCATTAACTGCGTGGATTATGAGCTCATCTGCTAAGAAAAAAACTAAAGCAGAAGCAACTAACCTTATATCGGAATCATACTCAAATCTAGTGGAAGACTTACAGACTCAAATAGAACTATTAAAAAAATCAATAGAAGGACAATCTCTTGAAATCAGCGAATTAAAAAGAGAGAATACTAACATGCGCGTTCACATTGCTGATATGAGCTTGAAGATTAAGGCTCTTGAAATAGAGAATAAAACTTTAAAAAAGGCTGAATAATTTTGAATTAACAAATTATATTCCTATCTTAGCCGAAATTTAAAACTATGAAAGGATATATACAATGGGTTGGTGGAGCGTTATTGTTTGCACTAGCCATCATACAAATATCTACTTGTAATCATTACAAGCACGAATCCGAGGAGCAGTCATCATTAATCACTGCCTATCAAGATACCGTTAAACATTATAAAGATGAAGATGGTAAGAACTCTGCACAAATCGCTGTGCTACAAGGTTCTAAAGAAAATCTATTACATATCATTGGCAAATCAGATGCACAGCTCACCAAGTTATTAAAGAAAGGTGCGTCTAGTGGGACTGCATTTCAGCAAACAACTAAGTTCGACACGGTTGTTGTAGTTAAGCGCGATACTGTTAATGGTAAAGTTGCGTACGAAAACACAATCGTAAACAATTGGATGCGTTTACACGTAGGGCTAAAAGATGATAGTTTGACAACTTCTATAGAAACAAGAGATAGTTTGAGCGTATCATTCCAAAGGGTAGGACAAGGTTTTCTTAGACCTAAAAAGTCTGTAGTTATAGTTAGAAACTCTAACCCATACGTAAAGACCACGGGACTTCGTGCATTTGATATTCCTCAAAAAAAATCTAATCTAAAGTTTTGGTTTGGTGTTGGCATCGGTGCCGGTGCTGGATACCTACTATTCAAATAATTTGGCTAAACGCAGTATAAGGTCTGTTGCTAAGAAGCTAGGCTTCCGCTCTGGACTTGAACAAATTGTCTTCAAACAAATTGAGGGCATGAAGATTGTTCCTGAGTATGAATCATTTAAGATATCGTACGTAATTCCTGCATCTAATCATACTTACCTCCCCGATTTTAAACTCCCTAATGGTATCATTGTAGAGACAAAAGGAAGATTTATTTTACAAGATCGTAAAAAACATTTGCTAATTCAAAAACAATGTCCTACCTTCGACATCAGATTCGTGTTCAGTAACTCTAGAGTCAAGATAAGTAAGGGATCTAAAACCACTTATGCAGACTGGTGTGACAAGCATGGATTTAAATACGCGGATAAGTTGATACCTAAATCATGGTTTAATGAGAAATAAAATGGCTGAAAGAAAAGAAAACGAACCACAGCCTAAAAGAAGATTACTAAGCAACTTTGTTTATGTGGATGAGCTTGGTGTGTTTAGACATAGATGGCTTATGAATAACGAAATTGTGGGTGTGTTTGAATGGGAGAATGAGGTAGAATTTTTTGCAGAAATATACGATGGTGACATATAACAAATTAATTAACTAACACAAGGAAATGAAAACAAAACATGCAGGGTACAAGCAACAAGCTTACGACTTTATGGAGAGAGCTATTGCTAATCAAAGCGACCAAAACATCACAGAGATGGCAAGGAATTTCTGTGATGAGAATGAAATTGACTTTAGCGATAGCTTTAGAAGACACTTTTCTTTATGGATGGATGCATTTAAGATTAAGTTAGCAGAAAGGAATAGTGTGAAGCGTGAGCTATTTGGTCTTGATGGATTCGATTTTAACATTCCAGATGGTGAGGATGAGATTGAGATTCCCGAGATGACTCTACCTAAAAGATACAGAAAGGTAGCTGTTATATCTGACATCCACTTGCCGTACCACGATAGGTACGCATTAGTAACTGCTCTCCGTGAGATCAAGGCTATAGGTGTAGATGCTATCTATATTAACGGAGACTTGATGGATGCCTATCAGTTATCTCGCCACGAGAAGAACAAACTTAATAGAAGCTTCAAGTATGAGGTGGATATGACAAGACTATTCTTCGAGGAGCTAAGGAACCAATTCAAGGAGGAGGACATCTACTTTAAGATTGGTAACCACGATGTGCGTTTCGATAAATA